TGTAAACCTGTATAGGCCAGCGGTGGCTACGGTTATTGATGATGTTAATGTCCGTATGGGTGTTTCCCCAGCGTCTCTTGGTCAATCCATTATATACCCTATTCAAGAACACACGAATATAGGACATATATTTGAAATGTTTGAGCACTGGGTATATAAATTAGTTACAAATGCAGGATTATTGCAAGTAATGGCTACGGCCGTGAAAGCTGATAATGCATTTTTTCCTCTTGAACCTGACCTAGAGGTATCAGTTGAATTGCTAGAGGGCTTGGTTGAGACAGCATATGATCTTGATGATTTTTCTTTTCCTTTATTTTGTTTATTTCGGGATGAAACAGATTTTAATCAGTGTGAATTTTATGCTTGGTTGGCTTTGGGGTCTGGGGGTTATGATGTTCAATATTTCGATACTCTTTGTTATTATGCAAATTTGTTTAAAGAAAATCCATTAGATTTATTCACCCCAGATGAAATTGAAGAGGCCAGTGAAGCTATTCATATTTGTGATGAGGCTATTGAAGTTATGGAGGACGACATAGCTATAGAATGGTGCGAAAATATTCGACGTGAGAATGAAATATATCTCCTTGAACATCAATCTAAAGAGGAGGTGTCAGATACCTCTTTATGTTATGACTTGTCGCATCCTACATCTTTTGTTTACATACTTGAGCAACAATCTAAAGAAGAAAAGTTTGATTCTCCTTTATGTGACAATCTGATGTGTCCTAATACTTTTATCGTTAATGATGAAGAGTATACTTGTTTGGATATGTGGGTAGAATACCTTAAATATGAGCCAGCGGCAGCTGGTGTTATTGAGGGTATGACTATGTGTGATCCCCATGATCCAAATCATCAAAGATTTGAGGTTTTGGTGAAGGGCATGTTAACCTTTTCTAAAAATAAATCTCCGCGAACTCTTCTCGATGTGTATCATGAGGCGACTATGGCACAACCACAGAAGAATTTGGCGAGTAAATTGAAAGATTGGGTTAAGTCTGCACGGGATAATATTGGTGTCTCAATTGAACAAGAGGCACTTGAATATATTATCAAGGTGGTTGAGGATCTTGGAATAACAATATGTATAGCGGGGAAATTTGATTCCCCAAGTCAACTGATGCTTGCATTGACAACATTAGCAAAATTACGTAGTGGAGTTGATCCGCTGTTTAGCTTTGATAATGTAGATGCAGCTAGTGATTGGGTTAATCGATACATGTGGGATCCTATTATTAACCTTTTTACCACTGATATGACTCCCCAAGATAGTCTAGGTCGTGAGATACTCAATTCCACGAGGGACTTTTTTGATAATTATGAAGTTTTATCTGGTAAACCCTTTTTTAAGAAGATAATGACGTTAATCTTCAAGGTGATTGGCTTTTGTATGACAAAGGAACAGAAGGTTGAATTTGATGAAACCATTTGGGCACTTGCAATGCCTGATATCTCTAAGAAAGTTTCTATTCCAGAACTGCTTTACGCTATTGTGGACTCAGTAACATTCATAGCGCAGCGTGTTGTGGCTGCAATGGATGCTAATGATCCCATGTTGCTTTTAGACGATGGGACAATGATTTCTAAGTATATTCGTGATTGTAGTGAACATATACGACAGAGTAAGTTTCTGTGTAATCCAGCTGATCATGGCATAATGTTACCGGAGTTTGAGCGCAAATTGGGAGATTTGATATTGCGTGCTCCTACAATGCTCAAGATTGGTTCTAAGGATGAGCGGAAATCCATCAATTCTATGTTAGCGCAAATGAAAGATATTCAGCAGGAGCGTATAGGTCTTAAGGCCATCATGGGTGGCAAGGAGGCTCCATGGTCAGTGAATATATTTGCAGGGTCAGGATGTGCTAAAACCATGTTCTATGAATGGCTACGTGTGTATATATGTCGTAAAGAAAAATGGCCAACTGGCGATGAGTTTACGTTTGTAATAACACCAGGTGCTAAACATATGACAGGTTTAAGATCTGACACTATAACGATGGTGGTAGATGACGCTGCCACTCGAAAGGAAGGATCTGATGGTAAGGCAATGGAGGATCGTGAAACAATCCTGAGATTCAATAATAATGCGTGCTGGGTTCCTGAGCAAGCAGCTTTGGATGATAAAGGGAAAATTCCAGTTAGGTGTTATTTGGGTTTTTGGACTACAAATGATCCCACTTTGGGTGTTTACAATTCAAAGTGTCCATTAGCTTATATGCGACGTTTTGCTATGCATATAGAAATCAGGCCAAAACCTGAGTACGCTAAGAACGGGTGTCCGGAGATGTTGGATCCGGCGAAGCTACCACCAGCTAGCGATACACAACTGCCTAACTATTGGATTATTACAGTTCGTAAGGTGTTACCAGCTTCTGAACAGCTGAATCCACCAGCTGTGTTTGGTACTGATTCAGACTCAAGGGTTAATCAGCAATACAAGCTGGAAGTGGTTCAGGTGTTTGAAGATTTTGCTGCTTTTTTGGTTTTTGCTGGTGAAGATCATACGGAGCATCGACGGTTACAGCGCCAGTATATGGAGACAAAGGGTAAGGCGTCAGAATATATAGGATGTGACCATTGTTATCTTCCAATTGATTCATGCATTTGTATGACTAATAATGCTGAGGTTGAAGTAACGTATTATTGGAGTTACTATTTTACATTACTTATAACTTATTCAGTATTATTTTTCACGGGAGTGCTTTTTGGCCCGCGGTTAAGAAGCTGGTTTCTTTCCACTAGGCACAAGTGGAAACTATTCAGTGTTGCAATGTCTTCAATGGCTCATGAGCAGAAGATGGATGGTGTGATAGCCACTATGTCGGAGAGCCCTGATCCTGATGAGCGTGAAACAGCTAAGATTGTTAAAAATGGGAAACGATTGCACTCTGTGTTAACTGGGAAATGGAAGAAAGTGGTGGCTGGTTTAGTAGCACTTGCACTAATAGCATCACTGGTTTTTGGTTTAACTTTGGCGTTCAAATCTAAGTTACTTCCTCCTTCTGAAGCCAAGCAAGAGGAAGAAGAGGTAGTAACTGATATGGAACCCCAAGTCAGTATAATCGATATCCAGCAAGCTTTGAATGCTACGCGCCCTTTACCAGCAACAAAGCCACGTCCCAATGCATGGCCCAAACCTGATCATCAAATGACGCGTTTTGACTTAGGTAAAACCACTGTGTCATGGTCCAAGATGCCTGGACCAGAAATAGCTGCGCGTATTATGGAGAATGTAGTACGCATTACTGTTAAGAGTCCATTCAAGTCTGGCCATGTTACTGCTGAATCGTATGCATTTGGTGTGTGTGATCATATGTATTTGATTAACAGGCATTGTTTGAAGGAGTCAGAGGACACTAATGGACCTTGGGATATTACTTGGCTATCTGATAAACCTGCACTCTCACTTTCCCGTACTGTAAGAGTACATTCATCAGAGTTGTATAGGGTAGCATTTGATGTTGTTGCTATTTTTGTTACTGCATTACCGCCTGTGGCTAATTTAATAGGATTGTTCTCAGCATATCCTTTAAATTTCCAATGTGATGGTGCAATATTAGGACCCAGTCCCAATGAGCTTTTGGCTATCTCAGTGGGGCCCGTGTCTTGTGATACTGGTGGAGGCCCGCGAATGGCGTATCGTGCACATGCGAATAAACCAACAGTTAATGGTGATTGTGGGTTACCGTATGTTGGATTGACACCTAAAGGTCCAGTTCTATTGGGTATTCACTCATTGGGTAAGGGCACTGTGGTAGCGTGTGATATCTTGGTGAGTACAACTTTGTCTGAAGCTAGGAGAGTGTTGCATTCAGATTTTATTGTCGAAAAGGGCACTCTAGATCTGGGTGAGTTTGCTCTCATGGAGGCACATGGGAAGACACCAGCATTTTTTATGGATGAGGGTAGAATTTCAATAGTGGGGTCAATAGATAGACGCATAGTTAAGTATGAATCATCTATTGAAAAATCACGATTGGCAGAGGGTATGGAGCATCATGCTTGGGTACCAACCAAAGTGATACCAACTCAATTGGAAACTTGGAAGCCATGGTACTTAGGAATATGTGATAGGACTCACAATTTTAAGTACTTTACGATGAGTGAAGCAATGGATGCAGCTGAGGACTACTTGGCCATGGTGAGGGAGCGCCGCATGGGACCTGGTTCAGCATACATTGTCACCATTGAAGTAGCTATTAATGGATCGACTGATTGCAATCATATGCATCATTTAGATTTTAATACGTCAATGGGTTTTCCTCGTAATGTTGGGAAGAAGATGTATTTAACTGGCCCTGCTGGTGATAGATCTTTTTCACAAGAAATACTGGATGAAGTAGCTCTTATATTGGAGAAATATAAGAGAGGAGAGAGGGTTAATCCAGTGTTCACTGCTGCCCTTAAGGATGAGGTGGTTAGCCCAGCTAAGGATCTTGCTGGAAAGTATAGGGTGTTTATGGGAGCACCCACACCATGGTCTATAGCGTTTCGTATGTTATTCCTATGGTTAGTGGAAATGGTTCAAAACGACCCACTGGTATTTGAGGCGGCAGCAGCCATTAATAGTGAAAGCAATGCTTGGGATCAATTGTTTCAATATTTGGTTGATATGAGTACCAACACTGGAGCAGGTGATTATGGATTATTCGATGCTGCAACAATGGAAACAGTGTTGTGGGCCGTTAAAATGATTATCATTGAGTTAGCTAATGATGCTGGAGCATCACAGGAGCATATACAAATGATGCAAGTAGCATTATCTGATATGATATACCCATTGGTACATTATTGGGTTTCTATTATCATATTGCCAGGTGTTACATGCTCAGGTGTGCCTATAACTCTTTTGGTTAATTGTTTTAAGAACTCTATATTGTTTAGATGTGTGTTTAAACAAATATATCCTGATAGGCTATTTTCGAATTTTGTGAGATTGGCAACGATGGGTGACGATAACATCTTTGCTGTATCACCGGAAG